CTTGAGTCCCCGCAGCAGGGTCGCCTACAATAACCGGCCCCGTGAAGTGTGTCGCACCCATGTGCTTTCTCCTTCTGAGCCAGTATTACGAGGTCGGGAAGTTGCCGTAGACGGCTCGCCAGTTGTAGTAACCGAACGAATACCTCTCGTAACCTTTGACCAATAGATTATCGGTCACGAAATCGACTTGCATGTCGGTTTCGAACTTAATTCTTTCCATGAAGGAAAGACCATCGATGTTTGTGAGAAGGAACCAGGCGAAGGGCGAGGTCAAGAAGTCATTGACCATGAAGTTTTCGGTCAAGCCTCCACTTGCCGAGAGGATTGCATTGACATCATTATCTGCCGTGCCTGGGCGCAATTCTGTCTTGAGAAGACGAATTGCTACCGGTTCCAGTTGCGGCGGGATGATCAACTTCCGCGCGCGGGCGAAAACCTTCAAGCCGGCCTGGTCTTTGAAATTAGTCCGGACGCCGATCATGCTGTTGAGCAAGGTCGATTCGCCCAGATCAACTTGCACCGCCGGCGTATTGCCAACGAGGCCGGCGTCGATCGGATGATCGACCGCACAGAGCGCCTTGCCGTCGCCGCCGATCGTCGACAGATAGGTCTGCGCCGTGTTCAGCACATTGGCGCCGTAGATTTCCTTGGTCTGCTGGAAAGATTCGATCAGGCCGAGGTTCGACGGATGGAACTGGGTCTTATAGAGGTTGTCGTCGATGGCCTTGCGGGTCATCGCGTAGCCGAGGCCGATCTCGACGTGTTCCTGATTGTACACGTAGCGTTCGCCGGCGCCGTTGTCGAACTGAGTCTGGCCGCCTTCAGTCTTCAGGGCGGCGAGGCCCAGGTAGCGCATTTCAGCCGTGCGCTCCAACGCCATCTTTGAATTGTGCTTCGTAAAGATCTTGTCGTACTGAGACGGAATCATCTCGTACTTGCCCTCGATCCCGCGCAAACCGGGGAGAAGGAGGTCTTTGATGGCGCTAAGATTGACGGCCATGACGGTCTACTCCTGTTGCTATGGCCGGATCAGATGCCGGTGACGATCTTGGTCTGGACGTTGTTGAAACCGACGATGGCCCAGTCGTAAGGCTGACCGTTGGCGAGAGTGCCAGCGGAGCCGGGGGGAGCCTGGACGATGCCAAAGACGGTGAACGGGTTGCCAACAATGCTTGGCGCGGTGGCCGGAATGAGGTACGCGCCAGACATGCCGTTGGCCGGATTGCCAGCGCCGATATTGAAGCCGACGGTTGCATTCACGTCCGTGAGGGCAGCGCCCGTGCCATCCGTCTGCGCAATGAACTTGGCATGCGGATCGTTGATGATGTACGCGGTCACCAGGTTGCCCGACGCAACATCGCTACCGGGCCAGTAGTTTGACCAGACGGTGCGCTTCTGCGAAACGGAAAGATACTTGCAGCCCTGGAAAATGCCGGCGATGGGCGGCGGGGGCGTACCGGCGGTGGTCGGCGCAGCGGCGACAGTGCCGTCGGCAAGAGCCGCCACGGGGTCGCCAAAGTAAATGGCGCCGGCATTGTACTGGACGACAACTTCGACCTGTTCGTAGGTCGGGGCGCTGCCCAAGCCCTGAACCTGACGGAAGCCAAAGGGAGCATTGGTGTTGGCCACGGCAAAACCCTCCTCTTTCAAGGAAGACCTGCTATGCCACACCGGGGGCTAGGGGAGGTCCGAAAAATACAGCTTCTCACAGCGGGGAGAAGCGGGTACTCGTTTTGTACATCCAAAAATACGACGTCGTCAAGCGTCGTCAGCTATTCGGCACCGGCATAGCCTCGTAAGACTTGCCAAGGCGGGTCAAGGGTTCACCCTTGTTGTCGCGCCCAAACTGGCCCGGAGGCGCCGCAGTAAGCTGCTCTTCCTTGATGCGAACCTGACGGCGGGCCTTGTCGCGCTCAAGCTGCTTGGCCTCCAGCGTAATTTCGAGCGGGCGCTCCATAAGCTGCATGCCGCGCCGCATCACGGTCTTTTCCTTGGTGTTGCGAGGCATCAACTCAGGGTGCCGATCGGACGGCACCGGCTCCCAGCCCGTGCGGGCCAGGGTGACCTGGTACGACCCCTGCTCTTCACCGAGGACCGAATACAGCTTCCACTCGTATGACCACCCTTCAGGAATGATCGCAGGGTTGATGTAAAATTCATCGGCGCCTTCGTCGAGAACGCCGTTAGTGAAGTGGCCGCGCAATTCCAAGGTGCGCCGGGCGGCGCGGTCCATCGAGGTTTCGACGGGCTGGCGAAGCGGCGGACGCTCGATAAAAGAAGGCGGCTGGATAGCCGGCTCTTCGCGACTGGGGCTGGTGAAACGCTGCGGAGGCGGACGGTTGACCATTGGTGTTTCCTTAATGCAGGCGGCCCTGGTTCTTGCGAATGTCGTCACGCGCCTTGGCGTAGTCCTGCTCGGACATGCCTGAAATCTCGGCGTATTCGCGCTCAAGCGGCGTCAGCGTGGCGCTCCTGCCACTCGATCCGCGACTGACAGGCGCAGCCGCCGGCGGGGCCGATTCACGCTGCGGCGCAGCCTTGGCGGACGCGGCCTGCGGATCATCAGCGCCAGTGTCGAGATCGCGTTCGCGATCTGCGGGCCTGTCGTAAACGAGCGCCTCCACTGAGCGGAAATAGTCGTCCGTGTCGGGATCGATGTCGCGCGAAACCGTAATATTGTGGGCCGCGACCATTTTGGCGTAAAGCTTCGGATCGCGGGCGCATTCGGGATGGGCGCGGACCCAGGCGGCGGACTTCGCCGTCAGTTGGCTCGCCAGTTCCTCGACGGGATCGATGCTCATCTTGATCGGCTGCGGCGCCACAGGCTTGGGCTGCGCCTCCATTGACGCCTTGCCGTTTTCAAGCTGCCGCAGCGCCGCTGCATTGTCGGCAAGCTGAACCTGAAATTCGGCTGCGTTGTCGTAATCCTGGTTGCGTAACGACTCGGCGTAAGCGGCTTTCAGGGCGTTGGTGTGCTCCTTGACCCGCTCGATCGCGCTGACCACCAGTTTAAGCTCGTTGTCGGCCACTTCAACCTGAGCGCCGTGCGCGGTGGTCGCGTATTCGTTGGCCCGATTTTCAGCCTGGATGCGCGCGGCGCGCTCGCGATCGAGTTGCGCCCGCAGTTCGACCAGTGGATCGCGCTCTTCCTTGCCGCCGTGCTCCCAGTCGGTGTTCGGGTCGAAGGCCGGGATACTATTCGGATCTTTCGCCATGTCGCTCACCAGATGAGATCGGGCGTCGCAATGCGCCCCTTGATGGCCGTGTCGGTCAGGATGCGGCACAGGACGCCATTGACGGTGATGTTCCAGCCGTCCGAGGGGCGAAACAGGATCCAGTCATGCAGTTCGATGTCAGGGAACTGCCATTCGCCGCCGCTGATGAAGGCCTGCGGGCCTTTCTTGACGACAAGGCCCAATTTGGACTGAAAACGATCCTCGTTGAGGGTCTGCTGGGCCAGGAACAGGCCGCTCTTGGTTTTATCGGGCCTGATGTAGACCGCAGCGAGCAATTGATTGTGGAAAATTTCGACCCCTGACAGGTCGCCAAGCTCCTTCAGCACCTTCTGGACCGGATCTTCCTCGTGCAACATCGAAGCAAAGGCCATGCGCGTCTCCTGTGACGCACAATTACTCGCACACTGTCAGTGTGCTGACAACAGAATTTAGAGGCCGCGCTCGCGATCGTTGGCCTTCTGCTCGGCGTCATCGACGGTATCGATGGCGGCGCTAAGGCCGCGTATGACGCCGACGGCCTCGCGATAGGCTTCGAAAGTCGTGATGCTGGCGCCGTATGCGAGGTCGTTCTTGGCGGATTCGATCTGCTCGCGCAGGAGCTTCTTTAGTTCTTCGGCAAAAACGCTCTTAAAAGTCTGCATTGGGGCTTGAACCTGATTTGTTTCTGATGTAAGACAAGCTCAAGGTGTCGACCGAGGGTATGAGGGCCGCTTCCACGGATGTACTGGAAGCGGCCCTCTGTGTTTTCAGACCGACGTCGGCTCCGTGCCAAAGTCGGGCTTCACTTCGAACACCCAGGCAAAGCCAGTCTTGCCGACGCCATCGCTGCCGTCGCTGCATTTCTTGGGCCTTGCCTGCGGATTGACTTCGACCGCCACCCAGTGACCGCCGGGGACAGGCGCTTCGCCCTTGGGCGCGGCGACCGGAAGGTCATCCGAACCCTGCAGCCAGCCGACAGCCTTGGTTTCGCCCTCGACCACGATGGCGATCCTGCCAGGGCGATGCGGAGGCTCAGTCGGAAGCACCGCGCCTTCGGGCAGCGGGATGACCTGCACCACCGGCACACGCGGCACGGGGATCGGATGGCCGGGAGCGGCTGGAAGAATCGGTCCCTGACTGGGATAAACCGGCAAGCCAGGCAGACCCTGATCGGGGTGGCCATAACCAGGTAGTCCTTGATCCGGATGACCATAGCCAGGAAGACCTTGATCAGGATGCCCGTAGCCGGGAAGGCCCTGATCCGGGTGCCCGTATCCAGGCAAACCCTGGTCGGGACGCGGGCGCCTGCCAGGCAGATCTTGATCGGGGTGGCCGTAGCCGGGGAGGCCTTGATCAGGATGGCCGCCGCTGGGGCGATCATAGCCGGGGTCAACGGGACTCCAGCCGCCGCCAGGACGCCCAAAACCGGGATCAGCGGGGTGAACCACGTCACCGATATCGGCCACTCCGCGAATTACAACATGACGCAAGACCATCTGATTTCACTCCTGTTCAATATTGGCATGATTCGCGGTAGCGACGGCAGTTTCCCATGCCTTCCTCACCGCGCTCTTCCTTGTACATGCATGCGCGGCGCAACTCCGCGCACACCTCGCCATGCCCGCGCCCGTGACGCTGCTGGCCAATCGAGAAGCCCCCCGGCCCAATTTCGATGGACTGAGCGCGGGCGGAAATGATAAAGCCTGCAAAAGCGAAGAGCAGGAGCAGAAGCCCCAAAGCGATGACAAGCGCATGGTCGATTACAGTTTTTTCGATGTTCACCCCATCCTCCCCTTGGGCGGAACCAGCCCATATGCCTTGATTTTCTCCAGACGGCCCTTGCCGCCGCCAGAAGCATGCTCAATCGGATACGCTCGACCGCCGTGCTTGCGGCCCATCGGCCCGCCCGGAGGCGGCATCGGCATTGGCGGCGGCGCGCCCGGAGGCGGTCCGCCCATCGCGCCGCCCGGAGGCAAGCCAGGCGGGGGCGCGGGAGGCGGCACAGGAACCGCCCCCGGCCCCGGCGGCGGCCCTGCCAGCGGGGGAGGAGGTCCGCCGCCGGCATCGGGAGGAGAGGCGCCACCAGGTTGGCCAATGATAATATTGATGTTGGTCTTGCCCTTGGTCTTGCCGCCGCTGGCGTAGCCATCGCGCGGACCGAGCTTGACGTTGGGGTCGTAGACGCCGCCGC